CGATTGCATTAATGCAGGGCTTTTGTTTGTGAACAATGTGCGAATAGCTTCCCATGTCACAGATTGCATTTCAGAAGGATGAACACCTCTAGCCCATGCGGCTTGCCTAACAGCCTCTGCATGCATTGGATAATCACCTGAAGCGCCAGTATTTCCTGTTTTTTTAGGAGGATCGTAACCTTTTATCCAAGGCTCACCCTTAGCCTCCATCTTGGCTTGGGCTTCAGAACTTGGTGATGTACCAAAATTTTGATGTACAACTTTAGACGAAGAGCCATGCGGTAAAAATTCACCCGCAGCAACGGCATGTGTGTCAACAACAACCGCATTTGGATCATGTGGGTTCGTAATTGCGTTATAAAATTCACGAACTTTGTGTTGATTGCCAACTTGTTGATTAATATTTTCCAACGATGGATCGCGAAAAATGCTAATTGCTTTTTGAATTGGGTTGTATCCATACCACATTGATGTGTCTGAACCAGATCCACTTTTGTTTTGTTTTGTTCCTAAAAATTCGCCAGTTGGACTTATTGATAAATATTCTCGTGGGTTATGCGCTTCGTCAAAAGCACGCACCCACATGGCGGCTTTTTTCTCGCCATCTGGCTCCGCAAGAACTTCGCGCAAAGTTTTGCCTTGCAAATCGCTCCAACTAACGCCTTGAACATTTTTGGTTGATTTAATTTCTGGTAAACCTTTGTCACGCACAATTTGCGTCATGCCATCTGTCCACAGCGTGTCTTGATGATGGCGCATAGTATCCATAACGCGCTCTGCAAGCGTGACGTTATTGTCCCAAGGATTTTGAGGAGATAAAACAGCCATCATGCCATGAGCGGCGCGAGGTTCAATTCCATGTTCTGCGGCATATGCATTGCCAACTTCATGCGCGGAACGATACCAATAACGGCTTGTTTGTCGCTGCTCAGGAGGAGTTCTATCCCAAAGAGCAAGCAAATTTTTTACATAAAAATCTGTAACCTTTTTCAACGCTTCAGAGGGCGTTGGATTCTGACCTTCCATCGCAGGCGACCACAATGCAGGATGTTGATTATACATCCGCATTGCGGTTTCTTCTAAATTTTGTTGAGAGTGCGATGATGGCGAAATATCATTGCGAGCTTCACCTGCTAAAGGTGGCCCTTTGTACTCTTTAGTAGTTGTCGGCATTAAAGCCGAAACCGTGTTAGGATGTGGTTGTCCTGGCGACAATGTGTCGCCAAAACTTATTTCGCCTTCGTGTCCGCCGCCTTGTCTTTGGGCTTCGGTAATGAGTTCGCCAAGGCGGTTTTGTGCTTTGGTTTTAAGAGAATTGTAGGTTTTTGATGCGGATGTGGATAGAGGGGATGACCCGCCTGAAATAGGCCTAGAACTGCCATAATTTTCTCCGTGTTCTGGAAATGATATATTTGTTGGATAGGACGAAACATTGTAACGACCACCAAGGGCTTTGTCAATTTTATACGAATTTTCTAACGCTTCTTCACCGCTATTTCCTGAAATAATATCCATCGTGCCCTTGCCGATGTCAGTCGAATGACCATCGGCAAAACCTTGTTTATGTAAAGTTTCATAAACCGCATGCGCTTCTGCAGGAGTTACATTTTCTGGTAAATGTATGCGCACCACACCGGCCGGAAAGCTGTTTTCAAATGGTTCCGCATGCGCGCCCATCATGGCGTCCTGACGGAAAAAATCACCCAGTGTATTTAAAGCAGGTGCAATGTGGTTTGGATCATATGGCTCAAATGTAAAATTGGGGTTTGTATGCCCCCCAAAACCACCCAAACCTTCACGCACTTCACCGGTAATACCAGTCAATCTTTGCAAATCACTAATGTGTTCGCCAATCATTTTATTTGAAATGGCTTGTTTAGCTTGAGGATGAAGAGTTTCCCATTCTTGCTGTTGAACTTCATCCCATGTTTTGCCAGGAGCAATTTCAAAATATGCTTTAGGAGGCTCTTGTTTTACAGGCTGTTGAGGTCCATAATTTTCATGCGGCCCATACAATTCATGCGGCCCATACACTTCCGGCTCTTTTGCAATATTTTTTGCAGCTTGTATTGCGCGTTCTGTTTCACCAGCTTTTGCAGGCAACCCAGCCATTGCCAGTTTTGCACCGGCAACAGCCTTCAACGCGCTTGCGATATTAACAGGGTCAGTCAAAAATTGGCTGCCTGCGCCGATCAATTGCGCCACTACCGATGGTTTTTCAGAAATTTCACCGGCATGCTTGGCACGCTCGACCATTTCTTCATAACCAAATGGCGTTTTGGCATCAAAATCAGGACGTTTGCCGCTTAAAACATCTTTTGCCATACCAACAAAATGCGCTGTTTCAGGAACAAACGAACCAAAACCGGCACCAACCATCATCGCGGCATCTTTGACGTCTTGCCCTGATGGCAGCATTTCGGAAAATGTCTGGCTGGGGCGCGCCTCATCATAAGCCATGCGGGTGCGCGCAGCAGCCGAATCCGTAATCTGCATGGGGTCTTGAATCTGATATAGCCGGTTGTATGATTCCATTGGCGAAACTTGCGTATCCCTTTGGGCTGCGCGGGCCGCCTCAATAGCAGAACGAACTGTTGGGAACGGATTATAAGAAAAATCACGAGGTGCAAAAGTTGAACCATCACGAATATTTGGCACAATAGGAATTTGGCTAAAATTAAAATTGCCAACATCTTGATCTTGCATAGGATCTGTCTCGCCGCCGTCAGCGTAATGACTGCGGGCAATCATCAGTGCGCGTCGGATGTCCCTGCTCATTTTATCCCCTTACCGCTATCGCCCAACAGCGGCTCCTCATTGGCCTCAAGGCGTTGAATCATGTCAGGTTTGACAATCTGGTTAAATGTCTGAATCTCTTGCGGGTTCTGCGACAACTCAAGCCCCATCTTCACCGCCTCCAACCGCTCGCGGCTCTCACGGTCGCGCATGCGGTTCATGGCGTCTAGCTCCGAGTCACGGCCACGCTGCGCAATCTCCGCCTGCTGCACCTGCAAGTCCATTACCTTAGTCGGATCAGCCTGACCGCCCGCCTGCAGCTGCTGCGCCTCAGCCATAATGCGCATGGTTTCGGCCTGCGTGCGTTTAACGTCAGCCGCCACCTGCTGCTGTTTAAGCTGCGAGTCGGTCGAGTCCTGCATGGCCTTTGCCGACGCGGCCGTGGCCGACGCCTGCGCTGTTTTGGCTCTTGACTCCGAATCTTGTTTTTTAATCGCCAACTCGGCGATTTCTTTCATAACCATTGGGTTCTTCATCATGTCTTCAGCGCCGCCCTGCTTAAAGAACTGATCTGGATTATTCCAGCCCATCGTCTGCAACGCCGCCGTGTCAATCGCCTTGCCGTCATACATGTCAGGAGACGCGGCCTGCAATTGCTTCAGGCCCGTGATCTTCATCACGCGCTGGCTGTGACTCGCAGTGTTGGGATCTGCCTGCGGTGTCAATTCATAATCTTCAATCGCTTTCAGGAACGTATCCTCATCCCACTTGTAAGCGGGTTTGCGATTGCGCTGCCAGAACGATTCGGGGTTCTCTTTGAACGTCCGCACCAGCAGCCGGAACTCTTCAGCCTGCGCCGCGTGCATGCGCTTATGCACGGCATTCATGACCTTCGTGGCTTGATCAATCATCGCCAACGTCGTGCCAACAGGCGCGTCAGCGCGCCCCTCGCCAACTTGTTGCTCAGACGTGCCACCAATCCGCATACCCGTTTGGGCCATGTTTTCGGTCAATGTCATCAGGCCGCCGCCAACGTCCTTATAAGGAAGCGGCATGATCGCCTCGTTAAGCTTCATGCCGTTGGTCTTAATCAACGCGCCACCGCCAGGCGGCACGCGGAAGATGTTGGTGTTCTGGCGTGCGCCGTTGTCGGCCATGAGGAAGCCAGGGAAGTTGGCGTACATGCCAGCATCCAACATCTCACGCCAAGCAGCCGTCAAAGCATTCGTCGTATTACCCAAGATGTGCAACAGACCAATGTCGTAAAAGCCCATGCCTGGAACGAACGTATACTTGACGAAATTGATTCGCGCTTCAGGAAGTTCTTGATCATCTTCATCGTAATTGCGAACAATACTTAAAATCTTGCGGGACGATACGTCGATGGTGACGCGGTACGGTATTTCTAAACCGCTCTCATGACCCTTATATTTATGCTCAAATCCCTTCAAATCCAGTTCGCAATAGATCTCATAGATCTCACGGTCGCGGTCTTCTGGATTGTTTGACTCGTTCGATATGCCCTGCTGCGCGTTTTTCTCCAACTGCACGCTGTCGAGGTTCGGCATCTTAGCGGTTGACAACTCGGTGTCGCGATAAACGCCAAGGATTTGCAGGCGCTTGACCGTCGAATTGCGCATCATCGAGCGGTGCGTAATGCGCTTGGCATTGCTCAAGTCAGTTGCCGCGTTATTGACAATTAAGTCGTCAGCGTCAACCGTCTCGCTTACCGGACGATTTCGTAACGGACAAAAGTAAACCTTCTTGAACGCCGTGCCGCCAAAGCCCAACATCAACAGCATCTTGTCGGTGTCGGGGTAATAGCTCTGGTCGGTGACCGTCAGGAAGTGGTTTAGGTCGCGCTCCAATGCCTGCGCCAGCTCGTCCTGCGCCAGCGTCGCGTTAGACCCGTCGTCGCGGATCTTAACCGGACCGTCGGTCGGCAACAACTCGCTGCGAGCATTGGCTTGAAACCGCAGGCAGGCCTCAAGCAGGAGCGGGTGCCGCACCTTGCTCATGCCCTCGATCGGCGCGCCGTCGCTGGCGCCTTGCTGACCAGGGATCTCGATCTTCAAGCCCAACAGCTTGATGCCCTGCGCCCTGTCTTCAATCCAGTCCTTGCGGCTCTCAATGTCGTCGCTCACGCCGCGCATCAGCATCTCGGAAATGCGGCCCAGCTCCATGTCGTCGATGTCGTCAACAAGGTTGTCAAACCAACCGCCGCGCGGCTTGTCAGCGCCGGGGTTAATCGGTTTGCCGTCTAAACTGATCGTAATAGACCCGTCATCATGCTCAATTTGCAAGGCGTCGCCACTGGCCTGCGGCATCTTGCCGCCCTCAATAATCTCGATTTCAGGCGCGCCGGTCTGCGGAATACGCGGCTGGTTGTCGTCCAAAAGACGCAAATTTGGCGATAAGCCTGTCGCTAGTGGCATGTGTAATTGTCCTCTGGTCCAAGCGTCTCGACCTCTTCGACGAACCGCCTCAGCCCTTCCTGCGCCGCATCATTATCAGATTTCGCCTTAATCGTATAGATTCGGAAATAATCGTAAGGCGGCTGGCCGTGAACTTGGACATTCCAGTGGTTTTTCTCGTCTGCTTCGTCAACAATGGCCCAAGCTTTGATCATTTTACACCGCATATAATGGGGGAGCAGGCTTGCCGTAGCTCCGCTTGAAGGAATCAATTTCAGCCAAACGCTCCGGCCCACGGGTCAGCAGGCCAATCTCACGCAAGTGGCGCAACGCCATCGAAACGGTGTCGGTGAGGTCATCGTACTTGGTTTTTGGGAAATTGGAAACTTGGTTAATAACGGTCTGCGCCCAGTCCTTATCGGGCGCGTAAATCATGCCCTCGGCAAACAGGTGGCTGATTGAGTGCAGGCGCGCCACTTTGTCGATGCGGCCGGTCGGGATCAGCTGCACGCCGAACAGCTCGTGGTTGTAAAGGCGGCGGATCTCTTGGTGAACGGACAGGCCAGCGGCCGCCGATTCGATTAACAGCTTGTCAACTTTAAGCTTTTTGCAATCGCCGGCCACCCTTTCGACCAGTTTGGAGATCGGCAACCGTTCTTGCCACGCATACATCAGCATGACCTTCGGGATCGCCTCGACGTCCTGATAGCCCTCAAGGTCAGGCAATTCCTCGCCCTTCTTGCCATACCGATCAACGTAGCGCGTGGCGCGCACCTTTGGGTCGCCGCTGAATATGCCCCAGACCGTCATCGCGCTGTAGTCTGATTCCTGCTTCTCGCCGTAACTCGTGTCGAGGCTGGCCATGATAAAGTCAAATGGCGGATATTGGTTGTCGGGCGCGTCCCATAGTAGCCAGTCCTCGGTCGGAATAATGCCGCCACCGCGCGGCGACGGCGACTGTTGCATTTGGCCGGCGAACGCGTACTCGCCGCTGACGCGGCGGTCGCGATCAACGACGGCCTGCGAGAAGCGCGAGGGGAATAGCAGCTCGCCTGGGATCTCGCGCACGTCAACGGCGCCCAGCTTAGTCGGAAAGGCGCGGTCGGGATCGTACAGCATCGGCAGCATGATGTAGTCGTAGCCCAAATTGCGGTCGAGGATCACGCCGCTGATGTCTTCCTCGTGCAGGCGCTGCATGATGACGACGATCGCCGACCGCTTGGGATTGTTGAGGCGCGAGGGGATTGCTTCGAGGAATGTGGTGATTTCTGCCTCGCGCTGCACTTCCGACGCCGCCGAGTCAACACTGTGCGGGTCGTCGATGATCACGCGGTCGCCACGAATACCGGTGAGGCTTGTCATCGCGGTCGCGATGCGGAAGCCTTGCGCGGTATTAACGAAATTCAGTTTTTCGTTTTGATCACGCGCCAGCTGCACCCGATCGCCCCACAGCCCTTGATACCACTCGGATAGGATTAACTCACGCATGCGGCGCGAGTCGCGGGATGACAGGTTCTCGACTTTGTGCGCCGCACAAACGTAACGAAGGTGGGGCATGTTACGCGGCCCCCACTCCCAAGCCGGCCAGAAGACGTTCACCAGCAGCGACTTCATCGATCCTGGCGGCACGTTAATCAGCAGGCGATTATATGGCGAGCCATCTTCTAATGTGATGCCGTCGGTGATAGCTTCGAGATGCTCGCAAATAAAATCAACGTGCCAGTTATGTTGATACTTTGAACCAGGTTCGACGACGTGCCAAGCTTTACGAATAAACGCCGCCAGTGATCGCTCACACACCTGCTGCTCTGCCGCGCGCGACAGCTGCAGGATCTTATTCATCGTCGTCCTCGTCGTCCGCGCGGCCGTTCAGCGCGATGTCGAGGATCTCTAACTCCTCGTCCGACAAGTGAGACAGATCAACGCGCTCAATCTGCACCGGTCCGCCGTTCGGTCCAGACACTTCGGTCTTTGTCCGCGTTGAGTAACGTGGCGCAATGCGCTCCGCGACCCACTGCTCGAAGCCAACCTCGATTTTGAGCAGGTTTGGATCAACGCCGGTTTGTTGGGCTTTTACGACTTTTTCGCGGACTTTCGACAAGCGCACTTCTGTGAGCGTCTCACGCGCGCGCGCGCATTGTGTGTCAAACTCAGGGTATTCGTTTAGCCAACGAAACACAGTCCGTCTATTTAATTTTAAAATATCGCATGATTCGACCAAGTCGTGACCCTCGACCATCAGATCACAAATCTGGTCGGCAAGTTCTTGGGTAAACTTTGAAGGCGGTCCTGGTTTTAATTTAGCCATATGCATTCTCCATTGCTATAAAATAGCATTTTTTGCTCAAT